ACTTTTACCATTCAGCTTGGGACACAAAGCTGCTTAATAAATCTTTACCAAAAAAATACCGGCCTTTTTTTTGACATGACGGTAAACAACACTCCATGCGTTAATTCTGTCATTTGCTTGAACTTGGTCGGATTGGTTCGTGAGGCTTATTACGGGTTCACTGGACAGCTTGCTTTTGTTGATACTCAAGGAACAAGTGACCCAACCTATGATGGCCTTGGGACTCGCTATCAATTGGTGTATGTGTCATGACATTTGCCATTCGTGAAATTGACCTTGTGTTCACGACGCCCAACAAAAGCCCGTTGATTCTGCCCAACATCAAGTGCATGGCAATGATTACCAATCCGGGTGGCTATTACGCATTCGGCCAACTCCAGCTAAAAGTCTGGGGCATGACAATGGATCAAATGAATGAGTATTCATCGGTAGGGGCGAATCAAGTCATCCTTCAAAATCAATCGGTGACCGTTTACGCAGGCAATCAAGGCGGGGCAAAAAATCAGGTTTTTTCCGGTGGCGTGGTCTCTAGTTTTATCGATATGGCCAACCAGCCGGAAATATCATTTAATTGCGCCGCTGTGGCCGGCTACAAGCCGAAAGGGACTCCCGCCGCTCCTAACTCATGGCCATCATCAAATAACGCTGAGGACGTCATCAAGGCTCTTGTTGGTCAAATGGGAAGCCCTTGGTCATGCGTTGTGGCAACGGACGCCCATGCCGTACTTCAGAATCAATATGTTTACGGGTCCATCATCGATCAAATTACAACCGTTGCCAAAAACGCTCGCCTTCCAATAAAGATTGAAAACAACACGATCTATCTTTGGTCGAATTCGGGCTACGTGGATGAAGAAACCGTTCAAATCGGACCAACAACGGGGTTAGTTGGCTATCCCTCCTACTGGGAAGCGGGATTCGTAGTGAAATCGGAATTTAATCCTGCCATTCAAAATGGGCGGAAAGTTGTTCTTCAATCGGCTCTGCCAAAAGCAAACGGACAATTCCCCGTCATTTATTCATCACACGAAATCAGCACGCTGACAGCAGACGGACCTTGGTTCACCACAACTAAACTTGCTCCATTCCCTTATGTCCCCCTCAACTAAAGATCAAGGCATTCAAACTAACCACGTTGCTTCCGATGCAGCCTCAGAAGTTGGAAAACTTCAATATCTCATCAGGAATGCCCTTTCCGGGGTCAGAACAGCGATGCCGGTGCAGGTCATTGCCGTTTCTAATGCCGGTGGCATCTCTCCTGTTGGAACTGTAGACATTCAGCCCCTTGTCAATGCTGTCGATGGAAACGGTAATTCATGGGCTCATGGGGTAATTCACAATGTTCCCTATATGCGAATTCAAGGCGGTGCAAGCGGAATCATCATTGATCCAGTGGTAAACGATATCGGCATCGCGGTGGTGTGCGATCGGGATATATCGACGGTTCAGAACGTAGGGAATAGCATCAATTCCCAGACTGGGAATAATTTCACATCGGCTCCGGGCTCAAATCGCAAAAATGATATGTCGGACATGGTTTATTTGATGACCATGATCGGACTTGCGCCGACTCAATACGTCCAATTTGTAAATGGAAGCACTCCAAGCATCACAATTCATTCGCCAAACACGGTTACAATAAATGCGCCAAACATCAATTCGAATGGCACTTGGCAGCATACGGGCTCCATAACAGCAACGGGTGATGTTACCGGCAACGGAACGAGTCTGCATACGCACAAGCATGGCGGCGTTTCTACAGGAACAAGTCAGACAGGGGCTCCAGTATGACGGTGATACATAACACGCTTTTGCTTGACCAGACGGCTTGGGATCTAGTTCTTGATGCCAATGGAAACATTGCATTGGCTGGCGCACCTTATTCGATAGCTCAGGACGTTGCATCTGCGACCCGCACCTTTTTGGGAGAATGCTGGTATGACACCTCGCTCGGCTTACCTTATTGGCAAGACATTCTAGGCAAAATGCCTCCATTGAATTACATCTCTCAGCAAATGCAGACCGAAGCATTTACAGTCCCCGATGTTGCACAAGTTCAAGTAAATTTCACTCAGTTCAGTAACAGAACGCTCGCCGGACAGATTCAGGTAATCGACACGGATGGGGTGGCAAACAATGTCGCTTTTGGGGGATAACCAATGACAACGAATGTTCCTTCTATCCAGTGGTTGAATGGTGCGCCCGTCCTGCCATCAGAAGCCGACATCCTGACGGGCGTTCAGACCGATATCAATTTAGCCTTTGGCGGTGGAGTCAATCCGGGTCTTACGACTCCACAAGGGCAGCTTGCGCAGTCTGAAACCGCAATCATTGGGGACAAGAATAACCAGATTGCCTACATTGCAAATCAAGTGAATCCAGCCTTTGCTTCGGGTATTTGGCAGGACGCCATTGGCTACATTTATTTCATGAACAGGATCCAAGCGGCAGGAACGGTTGTTCAGGCAACTTGTGTAGGCGCGGTAGGGACTCCTATCCCGGCTGGTTCAATTGCTCAGGATGTAAACGGCTATCTTTATGCCTCAACCGCAGCAGCCACCATCCCTGCCAGTGGCAGCGTTACTGTTACTTTCCAAAATCAAACCACTGGCGCGATTGCTTGTAATGTTGGCGCACTGGCCAAAATTTACACAGCGGTTGCCGGTTGGGATACGGTCTACAACCCCACGGCCGGCACTCTGGGGAATGCCGTTGAATCTAGGGCGGCTTTCGAACAAAGGCGTCAAAACAGCGTGGCGGTTAATGCAATCAATTCAATTCAGGCGATCGAAGCTGCTGTCCTTTCGGTTCCGAATGTTCTTCAGGCGGTGGTGGTCGATAACCCCACAGCATCAACGATTAGCTATGGATCAACCAGCTATTCGATTGCTGCACATTCCATCGTCGTTAGCGCTGGTGGAGGATCCTCATCGGCAATCGCGCAAGCCATTTGGAACAAAAAGCCTCCGGGTTGTGGTTACAACGGGAACACGACCGTCACGGTTTACGATACGTCTTACTCAACCCCTATTGCATATTCGGTCACTTATCTGACTCCAACGGCCACGAATGCCTATTTCAATGTGGTCATTAAGAATAATGCGCTGCTTCCATCAAACATCACGCAGCTAGTCCAGAATGCCGTTCTCGCCTCATTTAACGGTCAAGATGGAGGGCAAGCTGCCTATATCGGGCAAACAACCTATTCGGGACGTTACTATGGCAATATCAATGCAATCAGCCCTTACGTCAACATCGAAGAAGTCTATCTGGCGGCTTACAATTCAGTAACGGCTGGGTCTTTTGTTGTCGGTCAGACTTACCAAATCTTGACGCTTGGCTCAACCACGCAAACGCAGTGGAACACGATAGCCGGAACTTCTGGGGTGACTTACGCGGTGGGCTCAACATTTACTGCAGCAACCACTGGTGCAAGTTCAGGCAATGGAACGGCTTTGCAATATGCGCTGTTGATTGCTTTTGGAATCGATCAGCTTCCAGTCCTTTCGGCCTCTAACATTACCGTGACGCTGGTGTAACCATGCAGAATTGGAATGAGACACTGCTGAGTCAATACTTTGATTCTCCAACGATCTATTCGATGCTGCAGTCATTCAATGACGCGGTACAACCCGACACAGACATCGCGAATTTCTACGCGAACATCTGGGATGTTAATACAGCGGTTGGATCAGGGCTTGATATTTGGGGGGCGATTGTCAATGTTTCCCGTTACCTTCAGATTCCGGGCTCTCCTGCTTTTTTGGGATTCGATGAAGCCTATCTTGCACCGTATGCCTCAACTGGCCCTCAGCCATTTGGGCAGGCACCATTCTATTCTTCGATTTCAAATACAACGACTTATTACTTGTCGGATAACATTTATCGCAGACTGATTATGGTGAAAGCAGCCGTGAACATTGGCAATCTTTCAGTCCCGAACATCAACCAATTTTTACAGTATTTTTTTGGAGTGTCGATTGATGGTAGCCCTTATGGAGTGGCTTATATTATCGATGGCCTGAATCAGAGTTTTACTTATCACTTCAACTTTATCCCAAATGCTTGGCAGCTTGCCATCGTTCAAAATTCTGGCGTATTTCCTAGACCGGCTGGTGTACTTGTCAACGTTTCTTACTAACAGGATCAGATATGCAAAGCTCTAATATCCCATTAAAAATTCAGATCCCGTTTGCTAATTCAGCAGGGTCAAGCTACAAGAATACAATTCCTCAAGCGTCCCAAATTGGAATCACGAACGGAAAGGCATCCCTAACTGACGGATTTCCTCCTCTAACGTTCCAGCCAATCAGTTCAGGTGGCATCCCGCCTTTTGGTGCTGATTTCAATGGGATCCTGTATGAAATCACTGCCATTCAGCAATGGCAGGAAGCCGGTGGGATGTTTCCTTATGACTCTTCTTTCTCAACGACCATCGGCGGGTATCCAAAAGGCGCGGTTTTACAGGCTGCAGCATTTGGTGGGCTTTGGGTAAACACGATTGAAAACAACACAAGCAATCCTGACACGGGCGGTGCTGGTTGGTCTTCCTTAGCTTTTGAGGGCTCGCAATCGGTCACCGTCACGACTGCTGATGTGACTTTAACTTCGCTTCAGGCTGCTTATCCTGTCCTGATTATTTCTGGGACGCTTACCGGAAATCAGAATCTGATTTTCCCCGCTGCGGTCGGTGAATACATCGTCCAGAACAACACGACAGGTGCCTATACACTGACAGCCAAAACGGCCTCCGGAACTGGCGTCACTTTGACGCAGAATGCTTCGACTTATTTGTACGGTGATGGCACCAACATTAACTTTGCCGATTCGGCAAAAGTAGCGAGTTTCAACGGAAGAACTGGGACGGTAACGTTAACCTCTACTGACGTTACAAGCGCTCTTGGTTATGTCCCAGTTAACAAGACAGGGGATGCAATGACCGGAACCCTAACAAGCTCAGGCTATCTTGCTGGAACGTCTCCAAATTCGGGAGTCACTGGAGCTGTTAGGCTTTATGATGCAGTTGGAAATCCTAATGCGGTCTATTTGCAAGCGACTAACAATGCTGGAACGGTTAGTTATTCAAGCCTTTATTTCAATTCTAATGGAGCGATTTCTGCCTCTGGCAGCTTTTCTGCTATTTCTTTTTCAGGGGCTGGAACAGGTCTTACAGGAAAGGCATCAAGCCTTTCAATCGGTGGGAGTGCAGATTCTTTAAACGCAGCAAACTCATATAACGTTTATACCCTAATCGGATCTAACATTGTTGCGGGAACGTCCCCCAACAACGGACAAACTGGGGCTATTCGCGCATACGATGCCCCCGGCAATCCTGATGCTGTTTATATCCAAGGAGTAAATAACTCAGGATCCGTTGGGTATGCAAACATAAAGCTGAATGCTAATGGACTAATAACCAGTGTAGGTGGTGCGCCATCAACCGGAAACTCTTCAAACTACATTGCAACTTCTGCTTTTGTACAAGATGCTTTAACGGGTGGCACTGGCCAATCTTGGCAAGCCCCCGGACGTTCTGCTGGAGTTACCTATACCAATTCCACGGGACGGCCAATTTTGGTTATGTTGGCTACTGCCAACTCTGGATCTCCAACAGCGTACACTTATATTTATGTAAACGGCGTTAACATTGTTAATGTTGGAACTTCTAATGACACGTTCTTTTACAGTTTTATTGTTCCCAATGGAGCGACTTATCTGGTCAATCTTGGCGGTTCGGGAATTATTTCTCAATGGGCAGAGTTAAGGTAAAAAAATGAAGTACTTTCAAAAAACAAACACTAAAGAAGTTTACGGGTACGATGAAAACGACCCCAATCAAGAAGATTTGATCCAGCAAGCCATCGACAATGGCTGGAAAGACATAACCGGATCATGGCGTATCCCTCCAACAAAGGAATTCATCATTTCAACGTATGAGGGAGCAGCCAAAATTAACCTTGATACAGTTGCTCAGTCTTGGGGATATGACTCAATACTGACTGCCATTTCTTATGTTAGCTCAACAAATGCACAATATAAGGCAGAAGCTGAAGCTCTAAATGCTTGGCGTGACAGCTATTGGGCTGAAGCGTACACTATTGAACAAGGCACTTTGCCTGACACTGCAGAAGCGTTTGTGGCTATGCTTCCAGCAGCTCCTACTAGGCCAACCGCATAAAAGGAAAAAAATGTCATTGACAATTACTGTTGAATCGACAAAAGAAATAGACATTATTCTCGCTGGCCTTCGTAAGATGCCAATGGAAGATGTTGAAATGGTGG